TTCTATACTCTTCTTCGATTAACTCTCGGAAGGATTTTTCTTTATCGGCCATTTTAGCTCCTACATCCATTCTCGGGGAGGCGGTCGGAAGATATTAGATGCTTCTTTCGACTTTCTCTTTGAATATCGATCTAAATCCCTAACAGTAAGCTGTCCAGGTATACGTTCCTCTGGTTGCTCTTCGATATTAGCGCGTGTGAAGAATCTGCGCGACAACACGTCTGCAGCCATAACAGCTGTTCGGGCACGGTCGAAGTGGTGTGTTGTGCCGTCAAGACCTTTAACGCGCTTTTTAGTGCTGCCGTCGTAGTTAACGAGTTGGTGCAACATGCCTCGGCTCTTGATGTCTATCTCTTCTTGACGAATCATCTGCACTAATCGAGCTTCAGCTTCTTGTATGCGCTTAGACGTCGCGTACCAACCAGGGTGGTTGCGGTCTGTCCACATCAAGTTTTGGCATCGTTTGTCTTTCAGCACTGCAATGCAGGCGGTTGCGTTGGACTCTACGCAGAGAAGAGCGTCGTTGTAGTGTTTCTGTATGCTCATAAGTCTATGGGCAAATCTACCGGGGTCTTCTCGATCTTCCCAGAAGGCCACTTCCCTACGCTCTAAGGCATCCCACACGGTCAACGCGCTCTTATCTCCAGAACCACCAAACCCGGCGGGGTCAGCCGTAATAAGGTATTTCACCCCCGGCTTCGGCATTTCTAAAACGGAGCAGCCGAGAGGTCCGGTCACCGGGTCTGGTACAGCACGAGCCAGTAGGGGCTTTAGAACCTCTACCGGCATGACGGGAGCCAGCGACCCCAACCAACCGTCGTAGGGGTCGGATGGATACTTGGCGCAGAATAGACGAGTATCTCCAACAAACTCTGTGTTTAGAGCACTGCGCCTAAAGGCCATATTGCCCAAGTCCATGCCCTCGTGTCGCTCTAAATACGCTTGTTCTTCCAGCGTGAGCTTCATGTCGGGATCTTCGATTCTACAACTGTCGTCGTCCCACCAGTCTAAGAACAAGGGGTTGAAGCGGCTCTTGCCCTCCAGCGCGGATTGCCACATCTGCTCGTGATGTGACCCGGCGCGTCCTGGCGTCGACTCCAGAATGACGCGGGCATTGGGTCGCTTATTGACCGTCGGGAAGATGTTGATTGCTGCTTTGCGCTGCCATTGTGCTTCACCAAACTCGGTGATGACCAGTCGGTCGATCGAACGACCGATGGCGGGGGAGCGACCGCCTGCGGTTAGGACCTTGATACCTCCGCCGTGGCAGAAGTGCATCTGCGTCGTTCCTGCCTTTCGACCCTTGGCCATGGGCGTCTTTACGGAGTCGGGCAGTCGGTTGTAAGCAAATAAGATCCGTTCGAAGATATCTTCGGCGGTGTCTTGGCGCTCTGCGATGAGGAGACCTTTGACTCCTTCTAAATACATACAGTCGCGCAACAGGAGCATGACTGAAATCGTAGTAACCTTAGCCTGACGAAATTTATTTACTAAGGTCCAGCGGTTGTTGTGGTAGGCGTCTAATAGTTTCCGCTGAGTCTTAGTCGGAGTCATGTAGCCGATGGACTCGTCTTCTCGCACGATCTGACACATGGACACAAAAGCGTCGGTCGTGGCAAACATGGCCTGGACTTTACGCATGTCCAGTTCGGGCATCTGGGCAATAGTAGAGCCCTTTGGTAGCGCACTTAGCCGATTAGTCACAGTCTTCCTCCTGCGTTATGGTATCATGCCGTTGTTTATTAAGCGAGGCAAGGCTCTATGATTGGCACAGATGTCCAAAACACTACGCTGCCGTCTGCGAAAAAGCAGAAGAGCCTGCTGAAACAAGCGCTCGGTAAGAGAAATAAGAAGATTAGGGCCGTGTCTAATGACCCTAAGGACATCGCGGCTGGTAAAAAAATCACGGTATAGTGTTGCATCGTTTATTTAAACGGTGTAGTTTTTACCCAGCACCTAATAATGCTGTCGGGTAGCTCTTCGGAGTCCGAGCTAAGGCAAGACGAGGCAGGCTAAGACAAGTGGAATAATTTCCGACCCCCTAATCTTTGGGGCGTGGCCACTCGTGCGAGCTTGCCTCTGTCCCGTAATAAACAACAAGGTGCATTTAAATGTCCATTTCTACCGAAGTATTGAATACTACGTTTGCGGACCTTCGCGGTCCTCTCGTAAATTCTTTTGTTCGAAGCAATGAACTGTACGAAGCACTTAATGCCAAGGCTCGGATGCCCATGGAAGGCGGCTCTTATATTGAGCGTACCTTTACTGGTTCTGCCCCTGCTCGCGGTGTTGGTGTATACGTCGGTGACGAGCTTCTGAACATGACTCGCCGTCAGAACATTAAGAAGTTTCAAGTTGAGCCCCATCGTCTGGTGGTCGCTATCAACATTCCTAAGAAGGAACTTCAGATGAACAGCGGTAAGCTGGCCATCATCCGTCTCATCGAGGAGTATCCTCAGACTGTGATGGAAGGTGTCAAGGCTGACCTGAACTCTTACCTTCTTACTGGTGCTAGTCGCGGTATCGTTTTCCAGACTTCTGAGCTAAAGGGTCTTTTGACTCTTAACGGCGAAGTGGTCGACGGTATTGGAACTGGTGTGACCAACGGTCTACTCCGTGCTGATACTCCTGCCAACCAGGCTGGTGACTCGGTTCAGGGCGTGGCCAAGGCTGTCAGCTACTTCCACTACAACAACTACGACGACATCACCAGTTTCGCTACTCACGGTGTCTCCAAGTTGCGTAAGATGTATCGTACCTGTGCTCACTATGCTGGTTCTGGAAAGGGACCTGACTTGGTGATGATGGACGATGATACTTACACCAACTTTGAGAAGGATCGTCGAGATCTGGTTCGCATCAAGGTTGTTGAGGACAAGACTGAGAAGAGCAATACGCTTGAGCTCGGTATCGGTGTCGCGAAGGTTTACTCTTCGATCGACCTCGACCTCGCTAACTTCGATGACTCCAAGACCTCGGCAGCAGGCACCGGGCCTACCGAAGGAATGGCGTACTTCTTGAACACTGACTACCTTGAGATGCCGATGTCGGAAGCTCCGAACATCAGCGAGTTCAAGGAACGTGTTGGTGACCAGGACGTCGTAACGGCTCTCTTCTCCATGCAATCTAACCTTATCTGCACCAAGCTCGTTGCCCAAGGCATCGTAACTGGTGGCACGAACGCTTAGGAGGTCATTATGGGAAACAGTGTAAAAACAGATCCTATTACTACGACATACGACTTTGAGGCTTACCCCTTGGGCACCGAGTATGTTCAGTCAGCTGACGAAAATAACGCAGCTAACTCGACGCACTACGGACCTAAGACGTGGGTTTTCATTCTCGCGGAAGCTGTCATCGCGGAGGGTACTCTTGTCGAGCTTGCTGCCGACGAAGCTCCCTTCAACGGCATTATCTGTGCCACAGAAGCAACACCGGCTGGGAACCTTATCGGGGTCGGGGGACATGCTATTGCTTCCGGCAAGTACGGTTGGGTCGTGAAGAACGGCATCTGCGAGTGCTTGAGCAGCGACGGCGGTATCCAAGCGCGAGAGGCTCTTGTCTCTCACACTAGCGGGGCCGTTGATACGTTCGCTGACGGAGAGGAAGAGGGCGTTATCGGCGTAGCTCTTCACGATGACGGAAGCGCTGCTGGTTTGTTCACCTGCAAGATCTTCATCCCGTAGTATTCGCTGATTCGTGATACATTAGGGTCGGGGCTCAAAAGGCCCCGGCCCTTTTCTTTGGAGGGAAAATGGACGTGTCTCTTGGGGCTCTTCGCGAGCGTCTTTTGGAAATGCGAGCGTGGGATAGCTCTGGGTCTACGTTCGACAAGCGAGTTCGTGCGGCTTTGAACTCTGCCTTAGATCGCTTAGCGGGTGACGTCCCCGAGGCACTGGTGCCTGATGAAGAGCATATCGTTCTTCGTCCAGAGACCGCTAGCGCGACTCACAACATCGCGATTAACGCCGAGGGTTCTGACGTCAACGTCCTTAGGATTACGGATACCGCAGGAGTCAACCTGGGCAATGCTTCGGCTGATGCTACGGCCAAGACTTGGTTTGCAAACACGTTTAAATCAGACGGCACCTGGGATGGCATTATGCACCTGGAGGTCAAGGACGGCAGCGGCCAATGGCACCGAAGACAGTGCCGAGAGTGGTGGGTTGATGGAGAGCAGGTTTGGGTTTCTCTCGATCGTCGTTGGGATACGACCGATACGTTGATGACGTTTCGTATCTACCAGCCTGAGTTTTTTATGAGAGACGACGTGATGCAGGTTTTGGAGCCTGCTCGTATTTACGATTCTACCCGCCAACAAATCTGGGCAGTCGATACGGCAGGAGCTTATCGACAAGACATGGTCGATTTTCAGGGCGAGACCAAGGGTCGCCCTTATCGTTTCTACCGCAGTCGGCACTTTCAGTTACCCCCTCCCCGTTCCGCTCCAGAACCGAAGTTTACAGGACAAGAATCCGCGTGGACGGGTCCTTGGCAGCAGGGTGAGTTCTCTTTCGTCTACACCTATGTGTGGGGTAGACGAGAACAAGAGTGGCAGAAATCACCAGGCGGAGTTTCAGATCCCGTTTGGGAAAGCGCTCCTTCTCCGATTAGCGGAGAGCTTGACCACGATTCCCCAGGGGCAGCGGGTAAGTCTATTAGAATCCAAATGACCAACATCGATCAAATGACTAACTACGG